TTGCCATTGTCATCTTCGGATGCCAAATCATCACCAGATATCGAGCAAACGGCTTTACCGGCTCTACCACCAACTGAACCTGTCATGTATCTCTTGTCTGCAATCTTTTGTGCTGCGACTGGATCAGTAACTGCTATTTGCAAACGAACAAAAGACGAACCGTCTTCTTCTTTGTCCATTCTAGCTGCCATAACTCTACCAATTGGCTCTGAGTTTAAATCATGATTAAGAATGATTGGCTTTGGATATGGATCAACCCAAGACTGAAGAGCTTTTTCTAGCTCTATTGCAGAATAGTTATTATAATTGGCAGTTAATCCGCTCGTGAATTGCGGCTACTTCAATAATTAAACCTTGTTTTGCGTCAAAAGATTCAGAAAAGTTATAATTTGATTCTGAAAACTTAGGCATTTCGATGGTAAAGTTTTCTACAAATTCAAAAGCCATTTTTTATCCTTTATTACTGATCATCTATATAGTAAATTAACTTTTATAAGATTAAACAATCTTATACAAATATATCATACTTTATTAGACTTCATATGTATTAATATTACCTCTTGGATCTCCAGAAGTCAAATGGTTCTGAAGCAAAAAAGGTGCCATTATATGCGGGGCATATATATAAGATGCTGAATACATTTTAAAGCCTTTTCTGGTTGCATTTCTCGACCAGCCAAGATCTTCGCCTTGCTTATGGAATTCATAATCAACATTATTATAAACATCTTTAGACATCATCTTTGCAGCCATTATTATATCTGACTCAAAATATGTTCCTAAAGGATATTTTTCTTTTCTATATGCCATCTCCAAGCCTGAGTCTTTCCAGCTCATTACACTTGGATACTTATTTGTATCTGGAGTCATAAACATTAACGGGGCTACAGCATCTGCTCCGTCCTTTATATGAGCTATCAATAATTCTATTGTATTAGGATTTTCTAAAAGAATATCTGAATCTAAACTTAGATAATAATCTGGCTGATACTCTCTTACCTTTTTAAGTAAAGAATTTCTTAAAGATACCATGTTATGGTATTTGGACATTGTCCATTGTCTTCCATTGTTTTCGTGCTCAAAATGCTCAATGTCATTTCTTTCATTGATTTCAAACAATGGAAATCTATTATCTATTCTTTTCCAAGCTAAAAGAGAATTAACCGTAGAAAAATCATTTGGAGATGTTTCAAAAATAAATCCAATATCTTTCATATCAATAGATTGATTGATTAGACATCTAATCCACTGAGGTAAAATCCAATCTCTTTTATAAATTGGACAGCCAATTATTAGTTTCATTTTTCTTCAGTTTGTACTTTTTCTTCTTTTGCTTCAGCCTTTTTTGCTGCTGGCTTCTTTTCTTCTTTTACTTCTTCAATCTTTGGTTCTACATTTTCAACTGTAGTTTCTTCAGCGTCTTCTTCTGATTCAAACAATACACCAAATGCTTCCATAAAAGCATCGATGATTTCTGTCAAGATTTGCATTGCAAGTCTTTGCTGATTATTGTCTACTGCCTTTTTAAAACCTTTAATTGCATCTTCTTCAAGCAAGAACTGCTTTGAAATATCAGAGTTAATCATTAAGCTCATTTTCATCCTTTGGAATATCTGATGAATTCTCATCTGTGTATATTACAGTATAGTCTTTTTCCAAAAGATTTTCAACTACTGATAACCAAGAAAGATCATTTCTTTTGATATTAGGAGATGTTCTTGTTCCTTGTTGATTAGTAGGTCTTATTATGTTGCCAGGACCTTTTGTTTTACTTGGAAGATTTCTAGTTCCAGCTGGTTTTTCATTCTGCTTACTAGCCTGTCCTCCCGCGGGCGCAGGAGCGTTTGCAGCTTGCATATCAGCTTGATGAGCAGCAATATCCATCTGCACTCTAGCTTGCACTGAACCAAACAACTTATCTTCATCAGCTTGTGGATCAAGTCCTAATTCTTTTCTAGCTTCATCTAAAGTTATAACTGAATTAGTATACTTTTGCATAACGTGTGTTTCTTTTTTAACTTGAGTATCAACATCAATTTCATTAAACTTAAAGTAACAACGATCTGACAAGCCATCTTCAACTGGATTCTTAATCGGATCAAATCCGCCCTCAAACAATAATTCATTAAAGACATTAACTCTAACTATCTCAGCAAACTGTTTTTGGTATTGCTTAACCTTGTCATAAAGAGCTACGTCTAATCTATCGGTTACTGATCTATTTCCGCCATTCATCATCATTCCAAGATGATGCGGTGCTAGACCAAGGCCTACAGCAACTCTTTCCTTAAAATGCTCAAGATATGGTTGCGCGTTTAATACTTGTCCACCAGATCCAACTATTCCTATATCGTGTCTAAATGGAAGAATTAATCCACCTTCAGTTCTAAGATTTTCAATCTCAGCAGCTGCGCGTGTTATTTCTTCTGGCTCTGCTGGTTGCTCTGCTGTTCCAATCTTGTATTTATAAAGTGGGAATAACTCTCTATGAACAAGATTTTGTATATCTTCTTCTAATTGTCTTAACGCAATTACGTCGTCTAAAACGTTTGTCAAAAAAGGCGTACCAAAAGCTCTACCAGCTTTTTTGTCAAAGTACATGTGTATTACTCTGTCAGCAGTCCAGACAGGTGTTATACTAGATGGAGAATAAGTTAGAGGATCTGTTCTTTGCTGATATGATTTTGGTCTGTTAAATCTGTCGCGAAGAATTCTTACTTGTTCAGTTGGGATTAAGTAATAACCAATAATTGGTTGTTCAGCAGAAATAGGCATAAGTTTTTGCGGGAAGTAATCAGATATGTCACCTCTAGCTTTAACTATGAAACAGTTTGCATACTTAAATAATTGATCTGAAACTTCAATGAGAAAATCAAGAAATGGTCTCTTCATCGTCATTTCGAGGAAGTCAATTCTTTGATATAAATAAGCTACTGCTTCTGGATTCTCTCCAACTATAGTCCAGTTTTCTTTCCAGAATAATTCTTTATACTTATTCATTGCCTGACGAATATATGAGTCAGTATCAACCGCTTGAGTAATTCTCTCAAGATCATATGGAGATGGTTCAAATGTAGCTCTAGTGTTATACCAATAAACTGAACCATGATAACCAAGGGCCAAAGAGGCCACTTTCATAACCTTTGATAACGTACCAACGTCTTCTGGGTCTATTGTTTTTGCTACAAAGTTACCATTGTTATACTCATCTATTTGACGGAATGGTAAATAATTTGAAAGTGGCATTTAAAGCTCCTGTATAAATCTAATAAAATAGTACTTATTAGATCATATTTTTATAAGTTAGTTTGCTTGATCTAAGCCAGCTTTATTGAAAGCATTCTTAATAATAAGATCTTTTACTGCTTCCAACCAAAAAACTGTCTCAGCTTCTGCAAAGTCACTTCTGTAGGAAAGGTTCTGTTCGCTGATTTTAATCTCAACTGAGAAATCTTTCTTAACTTCTTCTGTATTTGCGTCGCTCATAATTATCCTTTGTGTCTAAAATAGATATCGTTTTAGTATATCACGAGTTTAGTTTAGACTCAAGTTCTTCTATCTTTGCTGACAGTTCTTGAACTGTTTTAACTAAATGGGGAATAATTTCTTCATAAGAAATCCATTGAAGAGAGTCTTCATCCTCTAAATCATCACTCGACCAAAGTGAATATTCTGAAGCTGGATAACCTGAATCATTTAATGCTTTTTTTACGTCTTGGGCTATTAAACCAAAATGTTTTCTTTTTCCTTCATTGTTTACAGTAACGCTATTTAAAGTATCTTCATGACTAAAATTACTTAAATAATAAGTAACCGGTTCTAATTTTTTTATAAAATTAATCGAAGATTCAATAGGTTTTATTGTATTCTTTATTCTTTCATCGGAAATCGTACCAATTGTTATATATCTTAAATTTCCATAAACTCTAAAAAAACCACTTTGTATTGGAGAGCCTAAGTTAACCATGTTGCAATCCGCAAAATTAATATCCATAGCTAAGTTCCCAGATGAAGATTTTATATAATTGGTTGAACAACCACCACCAGCATCAACATAAAACGATCCATCTGAGTTTTGAAAAGTTCCAGATCCTTCTGCTATGAAGGATGTGCTAGCTCTTATAGTTCCACCTTGAATTAAATCAGCGTCTATAGTGCCTGTTGTTATATAATCTCCACTAATTATTGTGGTTCCGTTATCTAATGAAACTTGTATTTCTCCAGCTGTTATTTTTGTTTCAGCTAAGGCATATGCACTGTCTGCATCTGATTGCGCAGCACTGATTAAAGTAAGAGTGTTGCCACCTGTAATATTTATATTTCCAGTTACTGTAAGAGTAGAACCATCCCATGTTAATTTTTCGCCTAAAGAAAAATTTTCATTTCCATCAACATAAAAAGCTGTATTTGCATCGTTATAAACTCCAATACCATCTGTATTTGTTGTTATAAATAAAGATGCGTCATTACCATTTTCTATAACTGTTTCTCCAGTTAGAGTTAAGCTATTAGCAGTAACATCTCCAGTATTAGTTACCTTAAAAGGAGCTGTAGCAAAGCTTGTACTGTTTGAGCCGCTCCACATGTTTCCATTGGCGTCAACGTGAAATGAAGTTGCATCTGAGGTTCCTGCATCTTCTCCAATATCTAAACTTGATCTAATGCTTGCATCGTTGAAAACAGCTTTGCCATCGCCACTTATTTTCCAACCAGTTCCACCAAATGTAGTATTAGCTGC